TTTTGACCTCTAATTGCCTTATCTTCGTCCAAATAATCACGTTCTTTAGTTGTTACTAATACATCCGCCATAGTTACTTATATATAATAAAATAAAAAATTCTTATATCTTTTTATAATAATATTCCAATGACCTTAGAACAATAAAACTCGAAATAACAGAAACTGTTAAATGTTTTGCAACTACTATAAAATAATTATTTAACATATATATCCTATCTATTATGAAATAAATAAGTTTTTAACGATAAATAACAAACAATAATTAAATCTTTTGCAAATATTAAGGGTTTTTTCATATCTATTTATTATGAATAAATAAATAAGGGTATATGGCTTTATGTATTATATAATTAGAACCTATAACAACAAATGAAAATTTTGCAAATTCTGTAATTAATATTTTCATCTATTTTTATATATTAATATATTTTTTATTTATATCTATAATAAAAAAAATGTTATATTTATAATAGTATGTATCAGCCAACTTATAGTTTTGATATTTGGGAAGCATTAATTCGCATATTAAAATATGCAATAGAAGCCATGGTTGTCGCTCTTGCTGCCTATATTTTACCAGAACATAAATTACGATTTAGCGAAATATGGATGATCGCATTAACTGCGGCTTGTCTATTTTCCATATTCGATTTACTCGCTCCGTCATTTTCAGCAGGTGCACGCCAAGGTGTTGGACTTGGTGCGGGTTTCCGTCTAATTGGTTTCGGTATGGGTGTTTAAAGAGATGGTATAACTTTATAATTTAATTCTTCGCATATTTTTTTCCATATTTGGTCTTGGACGTATAATTTTTCTCTGCTTTTTAATAAAGGAAAGAATTTTAAATATTCATTCAGTCCTAATATTTGAAAGAATTTATATAAAACATAGCTATATGATAAAAAATTTTTCCTATCTTTTGGACAATGTTTTAAAAATGGACCTTGAATATCTCTAAACATCGAACATAATTTTTCTTCTAATTCTGGTGAAAATTGTGGAGTTGGTATGCCATTAATTCTATTGATTATATAGTTTATATGTTCATAATATTTATTGATTCTTAATCTTTTTAATATTTCTCGCATTTTTGTATATGTAATTTTCTTTGTATCTATAATTTTTTCTTTTTTTATTTCATTTAAAATCTTTTCAAATACGTCATTTGGTATGTCTGTGCTTTCTTTTCCCTGAACTTGATTACACCATTCCCTAAAATGATTAATTCTCTTATAACTAAAATGGGAAGTATCCTTATTATTTTGTCTTAAAATTGGTCTATTCTGTTCTACTAATAATAATTCTTGATATCCGCAATTATTACAAATCATAATTGCATCGTGTTGTAAACATATTAAAGGTATATTACATTTTGTACAAATTTCATTATTATCATTATTAATTTTTTTAATATGATATTTGTTTGTTATCGATAAATATTGATCTACTAAATCACTTTTCTCAATAATTTTTAATTCATCAATTTCCACTTTATCTTCTGCAGGAACTAAATTGAACGATTCTAAAATTGATTTTGTTTTATATTTATTTGAAGATGTTATTGATTGTTTTTCGATCATTTCATAATAGTTAAATAATATAGAACTCGTATTCTCATAATATTCGATTTCATCAAAATGATTAATATTATTTATTTCATTTTGAATAGTTTTTAACTCTTCCTTTATTTGAATATTACTATTCCATAAATTTGAATATAACTCATCATTTTTAATATTACTGTTATAATATCTATTTATTTCATCATTAATATTTTTATAATTTTTTTCTAATGTATTTATTTTATCCACATAATTTTTATCATCTATTATTTTTTTATTATAATTACTTATAATTTTATTATGCATCGCATCTAACGTTGATAAATCACGATTTATATCAACGTTCTGAAATCGCTTTTTAGATGTTTTATCTTTAAACATGTTATAATAATAAAAAAACTAAATTATGCTTTTATATAAATTATAAATTATTTTTTTTCTCCTATTATAGTATAAAGAATATAGCATAAATGGGTGGTGGTCTTCTTCAACTTGTTGCTTATGGTGCTCAGGATGTTTATTTAACTGGTAATCCTCAAATTACTTTTTTCAAAGTTGTTTATCGCCGACATACTAATTTTGCTATGGAAGCAATTCAACAAACATTCAGCGGTATACCAAATTTCGGAAATACTGTATATTGTCAAATCTCTCGTAATGGTGATTTAATCCATCGTACCTATTTAGAAGTAGGAATTAAGAAATGTGATACTCCTTCAACCACTTCTTATGTTAATTATTTAGGTCTCCGATTATTAAAAGCTGTTTCAATAGAAATTGGCGGCCAGCAAATCGATAAACATTATTCCGATTGGCTCTATATATGGAATGAATTATCTTTACCGCATGGAAAACGATATGCCTGGGATACTATGGTTGGTGCCGATCGTGATATATTAAATCTTGGCCCTGATGATACTAATACCGTTACGACTCTTTATATTCCTCTTGAATTCTGGTTCTGTCGCAATATCGGATTAGCTCTACCATTAATAGCTCTTCAATATCATGAAGTTAAACTAAAAATCGAATTTGAGACCTTAGCTAATTGCACTTTTAATCCAACTACAGGTGATAATGGTGGTGCTCAAACCACTTTAACATTAATAAGTCCAAATTTATGGGTAGATTATATATTCTTAGATACTGATGAACGACGAAAATTCGCTCAATTATCTCATGAATATTTAATTGAACAACTTCAATTCACTGGACAAGAAACATTAAATTCATCTGGATCAAGAATTAAATTAAATTTTAATCATCCTTGCAAAGAATTAGTATGGGTTGCTAAAATAAATACTCCAAATTCTCTATGGTATAATTATACCGTTCCTGATACTACTGCTGCTTTACCAACTACAAATGTTAGTAATGATACCGCTTATGGTTTCCCTAACCAGTTTGGAACTACATTAAATACTGATGGTTATGTTACATCAAATATTGGAATAGCAGAAATAACAACAGCAAATCAAAATCAATATTTAATTGATTACATATTACCTTATAATAATTCTAATTTAAGCACCAAATTTGTAAATCCTTTTGATACTTGTCTATTACAATTAAATGGCAATGATCGATTTAATGTTCGTAACGGTTCTTATTTCAATTTAGTTCAACCATATCAACATCATACAAATATACCTCTCAATCGCGGTATCAATGTTTATTCATTTGCTCTCAAACCTGAAGAACATCAACCATCTGGAACTCTTAATATGTCTCGTATCGATACTGCAATTTTAGACGTTAAACCAATCACAGCAACTGGAAGTATTTCTGGTAATATAAATATATATGCTGTTAATTATAATGTTCTACGTATTCTGTCCGGTATGGGAGGTTTGGCGTATTCAAATTAAATTATAAATCTTTTTTTTTCTCCTATTATAGTATAAAGAATATAGCATAAATGGGTGGTGGTCTTCTTCAACTTGTTGCTTATGGTGCTCAGGATGTTTATTTAACTGGTAATCCTCAAATTACTTTTTTTAAAGTTGCTTATCGCCGTCATACTAATTTTGCAATAGAAGCAATAGAACAAACGTTCAATGGTTCTGCGTCTTTTGGTTCTCGCGTAACTTGTCAGATTACTCGAAATGGCGATTTAATTAATCGTATTTATTTTACTGGCACTATCAATAATGCTAATACTACTGGAAACCATGTAGCATTAGTGCCATATTTTGGACTCAAATTATTAAAAACTATTGAATTAGAAATCGGCGGACAGCGTATTGATAAACATTATTCAGAATGGTTATATATATGGAATGAATTATCTCTTCCCATTGGAAAACGTGATGGATATAAATTAATGGTTGGTGGTGATAAATATAATCGTTCTATATATTTAAAAGCTGGTAATAGTTATTCTATTTATGTTCCTCTTGAATTCTGGTTCTGCCGAAATGTTGGTCTAGCACTTCCATTAATCGCTCTTCAATATCATGAAGTTAAAATTAATATTGAATTAGAGACCGTAAGTGCTATGCTTGATACAAATCAAAATATGGCCGCTGGACGCCCGGGAACAGATGATAATAGCAAGCTAACTGGAACTGCCTCTAATGTAAGTCTTACTGCTGCTTCACTATGGGTAGATTATATTTTCTTAGATACTGATGAACGACGCCGATTTGCTCAATTATCTCATGAATATTTAATTGAACAATTACAATTCACCGGTGCTGATACTGTTTCTGGAAATTCTAGCAATTCTATGAAGAGCATCCGAATGAATTTTAATCATCCATGCAAGGAATTAGTCTGGGTCATTAAACCTGATGCAGCTGCATCAGGTGTTATAGCTCCTCCATATTGGAATAATTTCACCAATCGAACTAAAGATAATCAGTATGTTTTAGGACAAAATCCAGTAACTAAAGCCAAAATACAATTAAATGGCAATGATCGTTTTGCTGAACGTAATGGAACATATTTTAGTCTTGTTCAACCATATCAACATCATGAATATACTCCAAGCATTTTTAATAATGGTATTAACGTTTATTCATTCGCCATTAAACCAGAAGAACATCAACCATCCGGAACTCTTAATATGTCTCGTATAGATACTGCCGTTTTATCTCTTGCATCATCTGTCAACGGAACTATTTATATATATACTGTTAATTATAACGTCCTACGTATCTTATCTGGTATGGGAGGTTTAGCATATTCAAATTAAAAACAACTAGGTTTATTTTTTTTATTTTCATATAAACATTTATTTTCTGTTGATTCAATAGTTAGTTTTAAAAATTCCAATTCGCGTTTATTAGTTAATTTCTTCAATTCTATATCGTGTTGGACTTTAATTCTATTGAATTTAATAATATCTTTTATTCGCACATTTTCAAAAATGTTTATGTCTTTTATTTCTTTATTTATATTTTCAACATTTTCGACTAATTTATCAAATAATTCAGGTGTTAAATTATTCGACATACTAAAATAATCAATCATATCTTTTTGTTTATTATACATCAATTTGTAGTTAAATAAAATATCATGAATATTTTTTAATTTTTCCATATTCTCCCGATAATTTCTAAACTTAACTATTGAACTCAATATTGTTAATAATGTTCCCAAAAATAATGAAATCATACTTACTATCAATGATATTGTCTCTTTCGATATTATCAATCCCATCTGTGAATTTTGATTGTCATTCTGATAATTTATTAATGTCAGTCTTACTGCCTCAATAAATGTTGTTAAAGTAGATATAATTAATATTAATAATGAAATTCGATTATATCTGAAATATATTAAATCATATTTCGCCGATATTATATATAACGATGTCGATATTTTTTTCTTATTATCTTTAATAGATTTATATAATCTATCTTTTTTATCATTAAGATCGTTTATTGTTTCGCTTGTCTGACTTTCTGTATTTTTTCTGTCAGTGAATTCATATAATGTTAATAATTTATTATCATCTCTAGATGTTGGCGTTGAAGCTGATATATTAACTAAATCGGCTTTTAATTTTGATTGATTATCATCTATTAATACAATTACGTCATCTTCTCTACTATCTCTATGCATCTTTTATATTTATATTTAATATTATAATAATTAATATAATCAAAATAATTATAATTATTATAAGATCTTTAACTGTAAAAGGTCGCTTAATATTATAATCGGTTTTGTATATAACATTTACCAAATGAATAGCATTAGTTACCGCACTTTCTAATGATGTATAATGAATTTTTGAATTTCCACTATGTG